TTTCGGGCCTAACTATGTGAGAGGTAAACGATAAAAACGCTAAGCGCTTAGCGTTTTCAAATACCCGTTTCGGGCCTAACTATGTGAGACCACCCCGCAACCGTTGCGGGGTTGCAATGACCCTCGACGGCTGACCTTCGTTGTTAGGCCCGCTCACCCGCCATGAACCTTTGAATGCGCGGCCACATGCCCTCTGAGTTGATCTCCTCGGCTGACATGGCTTCTACCCGCTCGACCGTGAGCGGCGCGTCCTGGTCCTGGTCGCCGATCGAAGTGTCCAGGGCGGTATCCGCCACGGTCGCGCCCTCTCCGAAGACCTCGGGCATATCGCCATGCAAAGACTTGAAAGCCTCAACCAACGCTTTACGGTCTGGCTCCCCGTCCTCTCCGGGAGCCGTGGGCATATCGGCGAGCTTCAATATTCGCCCGTGGCGTTCTTTCGGCACGTTCATACCCGTGAGTACCTGCCGGGCGTCGCGGTCCCGGATTCGTGCGAAAGCGTTTGTCTCAGCCTGTTCTGCACGCTGGCGGTACTCGTCTACATTGACTTCTTTCTCCCAGCGAGATTTCTCCCTTACGAGCCTATCCTTTACGGCCTGGTCGAATTCTTCTTGCGTGTTTATCGGGAATTCCATTGGTTAACCAACTCCATTCAAAATAGCTCTTACTGGGTCACTCGTCGGCGTCTCCGCCTGTATCTCTTGCAGCTCGTCCTCGACGCGGTCCTCGGGCCAGTCCGGGTGTAACTCTCGCAATGCTTGCCGGGTGGAGATGAGGCCCGCGTCACGAAGTTTCGCCAGCTCCTCGGCCCGCTCGATCTCATCTTCCACAAGACCGGTGCCGAATGTAATAGCCGGTTTCAGAGGTTCGACTTCGGCGCGGCCCAGGATCATCGCCAGACTGACGCCGGCGGCTTCCTGAATGGCTTCGCGGGCTTGTCTCTCTTTTCCGGCTTTGGTTAGCAAGGTTCGCGCCATTCTAAGTTTCAAGGCTCTACCACTATCGGCACGGCCGCCACCATCGAGGCCCCAACTCGCCTGCGAGTATCCGGCTAGACTGACCGCCAACTCACGCAGGTGTTCACAGTAGCGGACGTGGTCCTGTGATTCCATTCGACCTTGTATCGTGGTGGCGATCTCTTTAGGTTCTTCGACGGGCGACATCGTGCCCTCTCCTAACAAGATCACGCCGTCCAAGTCCGCGTTGCCCGCATCGTCCGCGAGTTTGCGGTTTGCGAAGGTGAGCGGTTTGCTCGCCCGGCTCTTCTTACGGAAGTCGGATTCGGAATCGTCGAGGGCGTCCAGGATGCTATCCAGGCCCGCAATATCGGATTCACCATCCGCGTTGTTCAACCACGGGATCAAGGTGCTCTTATCGACTCCGGTAGGTTGTTCTTCACGTAGGTTGTGAAACTCCGGAGGACCGCTCTTCAACCCGACGCGCTCGCCCAACCTGGTAAGCCCGCCCTTGTACAGCACGCGGCGCACAACGCCCGGTAGGTGCGCCTCCAGTAGCCTCCAGACTACCTGGTTAGACTCCTCACGCTCAAAGGCCACTAGGCCACCCTGAACGTAGCGACCGTGTGCGCGGCTCCAGATGATGTTTCCGGCACCCTCGAAGGTTATCAAGGGATAGGTTGACGAGATGCTATCGTCGCGCACGATCCGGATAGCGCCACTACCCACGGCGGCGACATCGTCCGCCGCCGCTGAGAGGTATTGATCCAGACGGTTGAACTCACTCCAGCCGTCGAGGGCGGCTTGCTCTACGGCTCCCTCTACCGTCAACTTTGGCGAGTCCGAGAAGAGCAGGGCGGACGATAGGCGGCAAAGCTCACGCGTAAGAGGCACAGGTGTAAAGTCGCGAAACCGTGCCTGTGTTGCCCGTGGATCTTCCCGGACATGTAGCTCCGGGCGATACATCCACAAGGCGGCGCGGTCGTTCTCGTACCTATGCCGGCGCTCTCTCGCCAACTGCCATTTTTGCTCTTCTGACGCCGGCGGCCACTCCCGGCCCGGAGATCCGCCGTCGCTTCTCAGTAACTTCTCTACTTCTGCGGTATGGATGATTTACTCCCTTCGTTTTCGGCTTGCGCCCGGTCCGATGAGGCCAGGTATCCGGTTGAGCGTATGAATGCTGCTTTGAGTATTATATGGTGTTTCATGCCGCTATCATCCGGTCTTCTCAAGCGGTGGATACAAGAACACCGCGTTACGGTTCTCCGGTTGCCGGACTTGCCTAACACCTGAAAGCGCGACGGCTTCTCTTAGAGTCTTCATATCGCCGCCCTCGTCGTGCCACCAACATTCTTCCAGGAGCCCTAGCCGGATCTTGCCCAGGCGGTTGACGCGCTCAAGGATGTACTCGACGGCTGGATTCTCTTCCGGTTCTTCGGTTGCGGCCACGGTTGCCGGGACCTCGTCCGCCGGTCTCAGGTCCTCGACGAGTCCGTCGGCTTCGCGGTTGTTGGTCCAATGCTCGTCCGGTTTGACCTGGTCGCGGGCGCGGAATGCTTCGCGCTGGAGCTTGTGGACTGTCTTCTGCTTTTTGGCGGTCTCGATCTCGCCCTTCAATTCTCGCTCGACTTCCAGGGCCTCTCTCCAATTTTTAGCCAGCCGTAGGACACCGTCCTCGTGCTCGATACCGGCCTCTTCGAGCTTCGGTAGCTTCCGGGCCAGAAAATGCCGTGTCTCCATGTTCATAGCTTCCGCCGCCTCGTATACCGTCATTTCTTCCTCCAGCTCCACCCGGTCGTATATAGCCCCGAGATCCTTGCCCAAGCGGTGGATATAGCCCCGGACAACCTCTCCGTTCTCACGATGGAAACTAGGTCCCGACCAACGGAGGCGCGGCACGTCAACCGGACCGTGCAAGTGCGTATCACCTTCTGTTTGCTCTACTACGTTTCTTTCTCTTATGGACTCTCTCTCCACCTGATACGCACTTGCACGGAACACGTAAACGCCCGGTTTATCGCGGGATTCTCCCGGTCGGTACTCGCCCCAGCCTTCAGCTTGCAGGTGCTTCAAGCCTTTGTTGACGGTCGCCTGCCGGGTCGCCGCCCGCTCCGCCATGGTCCTCTGTGAGAGACTGACGTGTACCTCTCCACCTTTAACCCGGCCGTGCCGGGCTATGGCTTCTATTTGAACCATCGCTATATCTCGACACGTGTGTCCTCGCATCCGGTGGGGCTTCTCAGCCGTCCCGTGAAAGCGTGTCCAGTCGAAAGCCCACCACTGGCGCCAGAGATCCGCGACGGCGGCGCGTAGCTTCTTATCCTTCGACATACGGACGCGGGCGAAATCCGCTTCGTTGTAGGGCCGGGTAAGTAGCTCCAGCTCCTTGACGGTCCCGCCGTTTGCGAAGAAATCATCCAAGCCTTGCTTCTCACCGTCCGGGCCATCCGGTAGGAACGTGATAAAGACTTCGGCTCCCATGTCCTGTAGTAGCCGGGCTTGCCGATCCGCCGCCATCTGGACATTAGGGTTAGTAAGAATGTCCGAGTCGTAGACGATGCTGTGCTTCTCGTCCACGAGAGGTAGGAACAACCAGTCGGGTATCAGCTTGCCGTCTTTCTGCCCGTTGTAGACTCCAGAGACGCCGATCATTAGCAGACCGTGGCTGACGCCGGCGTCTACCTTTTTCTCGCCCTCGGTTATGTAGCGCATCCCGCCGGGACTCATAATACTGTCGTGCTGGCGCGGGTGAATATCCAGCCGGTTAGCGCAACCTTTCGGCTGCATGTACTTCGGATACTTGCCGGGGTTATCGGGCCGTAGGCGGTGGAAAACCTCGCCGTCCAGGGTGTGAACCGGAAAGACGAGCCCCGGTCTCGGAGGTAGCCAACCGTGATCTTGCGGTACGTCCTTGCCCTTGCGAGCTGTGAACGTGCCGCGCTCGTCCACGACTCCCTTATCAATTCCCAACTCTTCGAAGAGCATCCGCCGATGTGAATTAACAAGTGTTTTCGAGCTGGCGTTAGGGTATGATTTCACTAACAAATCCTTTGCTTGGCGGTGGAGGGTTTGCGTTTCTTCGGGACTCGGAAAACTGTAGGAGGTAGAACCGAGTCCCCTTTTTATTCACTTGCGGCCCGTTCTTTTCTTGCCTCTTCGAGGTTAAGCGGCCAGGGCCAGTGTTTCTCGAAATATGCGGACCACTCCTCATTTGACCCGCCGCCCTCGGCCTTGTATTTCTCGAAGAGATCCGCAATCCGCTTATCGTATTCTTGCGGGGTGAGTCCGTAGGCTTGGGCTTCGAGGATGGTTTGCCGTTTCCACCACCTATCGGAAAGCTCAAGGTTAATCCTGGTGGTAAGCCGTTCCAGAACCTCTTCCGGTAAATCGTGCAGCATCGGCCAAACCTCGTTTTCCAGCGTCGCGTAGTAAAACTCCTTCCGGCCGCGGGCGCTCGTTGGGGTGGGTGTAGCGATGGCCGGCATCGGCTTCTTTAACTCTTCTATATCCGTTTCTAGTGCTCCCGCCAGCGCCTCCAGGGTGTGAGGCTGCGGCTTGCGCTGTCCGTTCTCGACGGTGGAAATGGTACTCGTCGCTACCCCCGACGCTTTCGCAAGATCCCGTATGGTCAGGTCCTTCGACTTCCGGATGTTTCTAAGTCTTTCCATGGCCTCCAGCCTCGCTCGTGGCATCTGGAGCGAAGTATACTACACGCGCAAATAAAAACGCAACAATGTCTTGACTGTAGCTTGAAATGAGAACAAAATATGCGATAATACGTTTGTTAGCAGAAACGGCCCCGGCGGGATTTCTTGGCAGTCGTCCCCCGGAGCCACGGCCACCAGGAGGGAACCCTGATGACAAGCAAGACTCTACTGAAAGCCCGGAAGATTGTCGAGGAGGGCGGCGTCCGGAAGACCGGCCCGAGCCTCTACCGCGTGCTCTCTACCAGCGGCGAGACGTACTTCGTCTTCCTGCGGACCGACGGCTGCACGTGCCCTTCGACCACCACCTGCAGCCACCGGACGGCGGTTGAGTTGGCGAGGAGCGCCCGCCGCAAGATGGCCGCATAGGGCCGGGGCTATGGACCTACCACCACCACGCGGGCCACCACCCCGCCACCGTGTCGGGGTTAAACCACTACTTCAAGGAGGAACAATGATCGACAAGGAGATGAACCCGAAGGAGCGGGCGGTCTATGACGCCAAGTCTGACCGCGAGGCGTGGAGCTACGCCTACAACCTGCTGGACCCGCTGGTCGATATGGCCCGCGAGGTGGGCCACGACGAGTTTACGCAGGTCATGGAGAAGGCCCTCGTCGAAGTTCAGGACAACATAAACGTCGCCATCGACAACCTGGAGCTGGCGCAGGCCGCCTTGATCCGGTCAGAGTAGTTATAGCAATCGGGCCGGGGCTCTACGGGGTCCCGGCCCGCATAGTTAGGCTTCAAACGGAGATGCAAGAGGTTCATCATGATGAACGCCCGGTCGGTCCCGGCCCGCATAGTTAGGCTTCAAACCGGCGACGGAGTTCTAGTAGCTGCGGGATGGACTGGGTCCCGGCCCGCATAGTTAGGCTTCAAACTATCTATCACCGCCGGCAAACGGCCTTTACCCTTGCCGGTCCCGGCCCGCATAGTTAGGCTTCAAACCAATCACTTGCAGGGCATTCGCTCTTTATCGCTTACCGGCGTTCCCCACCATTAGGACCGGCTATCCCATACTTGCGGAATATTCCGATGTGTCGATCTCCGGGGAGTTGGGCGGAACTGGAGGTTGACGAAGCGTAACTATCGCCTGAATAGACGGCTTAATATCGACTTCTCAGGGCCTCCGGTACTCTCCGGGGGCTCTTCCTCTTGGACCGGGGCTTCGGGCTCTTGCGGAGCTTCTAGTTGGCGCTCCAGCTCCTCTACCCGGCGTTCGGCCTGTTCCCGGAGTAGACGTTCCCGGCTTAACTCTTCTCGTACCTGTCCCAACTCCCTGACAAACGGCTCCAATGCCGACTGCATGATCTCCCTAACAATTGGTAAGGGTTGTGATTGTGAAGCTCTTGGTACGGTATTGGTAGGCAGTTGCTTCTCAAGCTCGGAACGCGAAAGCAGGAAAGTTTCGCCGTGTTCGGTGATAACCTTCTCAGCCTCGTACACACCCGACTTGATACGGTTGCGAACGGTGTTGGGATGCACACCTAGTAGGGTCGCAGCCTGCTTGATTGTTAGGGTCTCCGGCTCTCCCTCCATATGGGAAGGGTACAGGTCCGGCCGAGTCCTCGCAGGCTCTTAGAAAGCCGTCATGCTGTTACAAAGTCTAGACGCGTGCCCCGGTCCGCTGTAGGTAAGGGTCGAGGAGCACCTGGAGGTGCCGGACCGTCCGTGAGTAGCCGGGCGCGTGCTCTATGGTGACCTCGCCAACCCGGCGGCGGGTTACTCCCTCCCTTTGCTCAGAGCCCAGCTGATGCGCTCTCAAGGCGACCCAGTCCAGAACGGCGTCCGGTGTTTCGGTGTCGCCGTTTCGCGGGAACTCTCGCGCCTGGCCGCTATCCGTTTTCTCTCCCTTGAACGGTGCGAGCTCGTCGAGGTCCAGGCTGGCGAGCATCACGTCGCCGATGTTTAGAATAGCCTCAAAGTTGTAGCGCGTCTGCAAACGGGCCTGGGCTTCTTCCGGTGTGAGATACATCTTGCTCCCTTCGTGTGTGGGACCATGCCCACGTAGCAAGGGCCAGGGCGTAGACGAGGTCATCGTTACGCCCGGCGCCTTCATAGGTCTCGTTGCCTTTCTTCGTGAGCTTCACGCGGTACTCTGCAAGCTCCTTACGCAGCACGTCCGCGTTCTCTACATCGCCGATCTTGAGCGTGCCGTCCTGCAGGGCGACCACGGCGGACGTTACGAGGTCGCGCTTGGGCACATTGATAAACCCGCCGCCGATGGTAACCCGGCCCCCGGACGTGGCCGCGACGGGCCAGAAATGAATGCGAGGTAGATTTTCTCTCCGGCGAGAAATTTCCTCCCGGACGAGGTCCCGGACGGCTCGACCTACCCCTCCGGCGTCAATGATGAGCCCTATATCGGGACGCTCTCCAAAGGCCCCGACCGGCTCCAGCTCGCAACACTTGGCTACCACGGCCTGAGCTATCTTCGGGTACGGCGTCCGCAAGGGTGCGCGGGATATGCCGCCGACGTGGATAGCAGAGTGGTCATTTTGACCACTTTGTTTCCTCTCTGAATGTGGCGACCGGTCGCCGTTTTGAGGTCCCGCAACGGTTGCGGGGGCTACCCTCTCGGAAACCAGCGCGGCGCTGTAGTCGTGCGCCTGTCCACAGTCGAGACTAACCCAGTACCTAATGGTTGAACCTTCACGCTGGCGTGAACCCTTAACCACTTCTCGACCCTTTGCGCCGGCGCAAACCCTGCATCACCAGTCGAACCCTCCAGTAGCAGCTACCTCTTGGGCGCTGGCGTTCTCTATAAGGTCGGTAGCAAACACGGCGTCGTCGGTATCCAGGAACTCACACATGAACTCTTGAAGGAACCACCGCTCCCCCATCAAATGACGTTGCTCCTCAAGGAATTCCGGCGTGATTCTCGGAACCTCAGTAGCCGGGATGGTCCACCTCTCCCATTCTCCCGCTTCGGCGGCGTTGTAGAAGAATCCACGCTTGCCCGCCGGCGTCGAAAGCAAATCCATAGCCCCGCCACCTATAGCAAGCATCGGTAGCACGGCCGTAAAGGTCTCGTCCTCTATTCGGCTGGCTTCGTCCATAATCACGCGGCGCGGTGCTGAGAATCCCCGGATGGTCTTCTCACTACCGGGCAAGCCTTCGATACGGCTCCCGTTCAATAGCTCCATACCCAGCTTGCGCTCTGAATCGGCCGGGACGCTGTGCCCTAGCCGGTTGTAGAACTCTCCCACCTTGCGGAACGTCTCTAAGCTCTGCCTCTCACTAGGCGCGATTATCAGGACGAGGGAACCGGGAACCGATAGGGCGTCGTGTAGGGCGTCCAGCGCGGCCACCGTGGACTTGCCCGACTGCCGGGAGGCGTTGAGCAGGCGACGCGGTGAATCGTTCTCCAGGTACTCAGCCTGCCAGTCGTCTAGCTCTATGCCCACGGCGGCCGCAAGCTCTAAGGGCGTGTCCGGGACCAGGGCGGGCCTTGATGGTCTCCGCGCCCAGATCTGGGCGACCTCTTTACGAAGCGTTGCCGTACTCACGCTTCAACTCTTCTATCTGGCTTTGCAGCTCGTCGGTTTCTCTTACACGCCGGTCCAACTCGACGAGGTCCTTTAGCACCCTGAACCCCTGGATCATCACGGCCGCGTTGTTGCGGTCCAGGTCCCCGGACTTCACTTCGTCTATCAGGGCGCGGATCTCGGCTTTGAGGTCCCGGATCTCCGTAATCGGTCGGCTGCTACCGGCCTTAGATGCCGCGCTCCGGCGCGCCTCGGCCCGTTCGGGTGCGTGGTGCCAACAATAAGAGTCCGGCGGCTCTACGGTCAGCGTGCAGTGCTCTCCGTTTGACTTGACGCCGCGACATCGGATCATCTAACGCTCACCCCCTGATAGCGAAGCTGGGCGGGAGCCAATTACGAGGAAGCAGACCCCGTTGCGGTCCTTGCGGATACCGCACTCCCGCCCACAGGGGAAGAATCGGCGCTCGGTAGAACTCCGGCGGGAAGGAATAATAAAACCCGCCCGCTCTCGCACTACTTCTAGTGCGGCGCCGATCATTGGTTACTTCGTCGCCCGCAAGTTGAACAAGGCTTCAGGATACATTACTTTTGCGCCGTAGAGCGTCAATCCCCGCAACAGATCCGCGAACGAATCCTTATCCCGCAGCTTCTCAGTCTTGTTGATCTGAGAGGCGAAAGAGACAGCCATGCGGTGGCCGATGAGGACGTCGTACACGCTCGTACCTACCGGAACGCGGTTGCTCTTGACGATAGAGATATTCGCAATGCGTCCGACCTGGCCGTTTAGGACGGCGTCGCCCCTGGCCTTGAGGAAGTACCGGTCGTCGA